ACACCCTGCCAGAAGAAGGCGGCAGCAGTTTGCGCGCAGCAGGGTTTCGCCTTGACAAAGAAAACGCCGGAGGAAGCGCGGCAATGTGGCATAGCCGAGAAGGAAGAACGGCAACTCCAGTGGGGAATGATCTTGTAGGCGGAAAATGGAGGTGGGTAGGGTGAGGCAGAAAACCTGCAAAGCCCCGGGGTGCAGGATCAAATTCTCCCCACAGAGGCCACTACAGAGCGCGTGCTGCCCCGAGTGCGCCATCGCCCTTGTCAGGCAGCGTCGCGAGGCTTCCGATCGCTCTGAGGCCCGCAAAATGCGTCTGGCCCTCAAAACCCTATCCCAACTGAAGAGCGAACTTCAGACCGTGGTCAATGCCTACGTCCGGGAGAGGGACAAGGACCAGCCCTGCATCTCCTGCGGGGCCACGACGGCCAAGCAGTGGCACGCCGGCCACTACCTGACAACGGGCGCGCATCCGGGCATGATCCGGTTCGACCCGCGCAACATCAGCAAGCAGTGCTCCCAGTGCAATGACCATCTGTCCGGCAACCTGCTCAACTACCGGAAGGGGATCATCGCCAGATACGGGCAGGAGAGGCTGGACTGGCTCGAAGGGCCGCACGAAAGCCCGAAGATCACGCGGGAGTGGATAGACTCCGAGAAATCGCGATTCAGGTCACTCCTGCGTGATTTGCGGAAAGAGGAAAATGATTGAAAAAAAGTGTTGACGGGGTGGTCCTGTATGATTATAATCACTCCATCGACTCAACAAACCACAGGAGAACGACATGGGCCGCAAGATCAACGAGACGTACAGCCAGTTCATCACCCGCCACGCGAAGGAATCCGCCGTTCGCGAGCGTGACGCACGCTGGGCCGCCGAAGCAACCGCCGAGGCCGCCCGCTCCGAGCGCCGCATCGCGATCCAGCCGCAACTGGACGAACTGAGCGCAGAGGCCGACAGGGCTTTCTTCAGCGGCTCATTCGCCGACCAGAAGGCCGTCGGCGCAAAGATCGACGCGCTTCTCGCCAGCATCGCCTAACCAAAACCACAGGAGAAAACCATGACCAATTACGACGCTTGCGCCATCATCGAAGGCTTCGACGGCGAGTACCACGACGAGGAAGAGATCATCGAGGCGTTCCAGCATCTGATCAACACCGGGGCAGCTTGGACCCTCCAAGGGTTCTACGGCAGGACCGCCGCCCGCCTGATCGACGCCGGCCGTTGCACTCGGGCGGCAGCATGAAAAACACCCAGTTCGTCACCCGCTGGGTGGTCACGGTCCCGACCAAGGGCGGGCTGCCCGGTCACCGCAGGCTGGCCCACCCGTGTCAGGGGCGCCACACCTACGCCACGAAGGAAGAGGCAGAAGGCTGGATCAAGGCCTATTTCGCGCAGGGCCGCATGGATGTGCTGGGGAACGACCTGAAGGCCCAGCCATGCCCATGCTACCCCGGTCACTTCGACCCGTCCCGCATCTGGTTCAAGGAGAATGAGCAATGAGCAACCACACCCCCGGCCCGTGGCACGTCGGCAAGGACACGCGGGTCATCGGCGCCAACTCTCAAAGGGTTTGCGTGTGCGACGACAACGAACTCACCCCGGGCTTCGACAACGCCAAGCTGATCGCCGCGGCGCCGGACCTGCTGTACGCAATGGAGCAGTGCCTGCGGTACCTTGCCGACCTGAACGGTGGCGAGTGGATCAAGGGTTACGGGCTGGCCGAGCACGACATGAGGCAGCGCGCAAAATGGCTTCAGGTGATGGCAAGCAACGCGGTCGGACTGATGAAAAAAAGTTGAAAAAAGTGTAGACGTGGCTGTCCTGTATGATTATAATGTCTTCTCTGGATCAACAAACACACAGGAGAACGAGATGGCCATCGCCTACACCCAAATCACAGACCGCTGCCACGAAGGCAACGAGTTCCACCAGTTCGACGCCAATGACGCAAAGGGCCGCATCGTTGGTTGCCGCATCCAGCGCGAAGTTCTGGTCTATGACTACAACACCCCGGACCAAAATTACGGCTACTCGCAACCCGCCGGCACCTACTTCTGCTGGATGGGCAGGGCGACAAGAAGCGGCAAGGACTTCGGCGCCATCCAACCGAATCACCACTGCGCCACCGAGCAGGAACGGGAAGAGCAGATTGAAAAGTACCTCGCCAACGCCCAGAAGAGATCCACCAGCAAGTAATTCAACAGCCCCCCCCGGGGGGCGCCTCAACCCCACAGGAGAACCAAATGAACATCGGCCAGAAAGTCTTCCTCAACCGCGCAGGCGGCATCTACGGCACCGTCACCAAGGTCTGCACGGGCCAGCTTCAGGGTATGATCGAAGTTCGCCTGTCCAGCGGCACGATCTGCATCAGCGCCAGCGAGGTGGTAGCATGAACAACGAAGACCAACTGGGCTTCATCACAGGCCTGCTGGTGGTAATTCTCCTCGTCGTCAGTGGGGTGCGGATCGAAACCCTGTTCCAGAACCTGCTGACCTTCGGCCTCTGGGCGCTGGCCGCATTCGTCGCGTTCAAGGTCATCTACGGTGCCGTGAAGGCCGTTGCAGACGCCGCTGGCCCCACCATCAGGAAGATCGCCGGCCCAGCCATCACCGTGTTCGTCTTCTGCCTTCCGACCCTACCATTCGCCGGCATCATCATTGGTCTGGTCTATGACATCGAATGGCTCTGGTTCTACTCGTCTGCGGTCGCGGTTTTTGTATCCTACGCGCTTCTGAAGTCAGTCATAGACGAATCAAAGTGGTTCAAAAAAGAGGCGGTCAAGTAGTCAAGGATTCCTTGACAACTGACGAGAGTGAGCACTCACTAACCCCGCAAGCCGCACCCAGACGTTGTCAATAGGGTGCGGTTTGTTTTTTCACCAAGGCAAATGGCTCAACCATGCCGGTTGGCAGGTTAGTGAGCACTCACTTACAAAAGAAATCCAGAAAAGTGGGTGTAGCATCGCTGTTGAGCCTTTTCACCGCTTCGCTCTGAACGGCTCCAACCGACCGAGGCACCCCCTCGGGCTCCCCCTAACCGAATGCTTGACGGCAATCCGATGGCCGCCTAAGATTTGAGCAATCAACGCTTTGAGGTTCAGAAAATGGCCGCACGTATCACACCGCCCGGAGGGAGGCCCAAAGGGGTGCAGAACAAGGTCACCAGCACGGTAAAGGACAACATTCTCGCCGTGTTCAATGGGCTTGGGGGAACAAGCAAGATGCGCGAGTGGGCCGAGGAGAACCAGACAGAGTTCTACCGCATCTACGCCAAGCTCCTGCCGGCCGACATCAAGCTGTCAGGCGACCCTGATGCGCCGATCGCCATTCAAGAAATCAGGCGGATCGTCGTAGGTGGGTAGAAGCCTCGACATCCTGACGCCGGCCGTGTTCAAGCCGTTCCTTGAGCCAGCGAGATACAAGGCGGCCCATGGCGGGAGAGGGTCAGGCAAGTCCCATTTCTTCGCCGAGTCTCTGATTGAACACTCACTGATGAACAAAGGCTTGCGATCGGTGTGTATTCGCGAAGTCCAGCGCACGCTCAAAGAGTCATCCAAGCGGTTGATCGAGGACAAGCTGATCCAGCTTGGCCTGACATCTGCTGACGGGTTCCGAGTGTTTCAAGAGGTCATCCAGACTCCCGGCGATGGCATCATCACCTTCACGGGTATGCAGGACGCAACGGCCGAGTCGATCAAGTCATTGGAGGGTTTTGGGAGGGCATGGATCGAAGAGGCCCAGACGCTCAGTCACCGCTCTCTGTCGCTGCTTCGCCCGACCATCCGCGAGGCCGACAGCGAACTCTGGTTCGGCTGGAACCCCAGACGCAAGACCGACGCTGTCGATGATCTCCTCCGCACCGACAAGCTGCCGACCGGGGCAAAGGTCATCCGGGTCAATTGGTCAGAAAACCCGTGGTTTCCCGCGGTGCTCGAACAGGAGCGGCTGGACTGCCTCAACAAGACCCCCGAGCAGTACGACCACATCTGGGAAGGTGGGTACGCCACGGTGCTGGAGGGTGCCTACTACGCCCGCCACCTTGCTCTTGCCCAGCAGGACGGCAGAATCGGCAGGCTTGGCGAAGACCCGCTGATGTCCGTCCGGCTCTTTGTCGACATCGGCGGGACCGGGGCGAGGGCCGACGCCTTCACGATCTGGGCCGCCCAGTTCATTGGCCGAGAGATCAGGGCGCTGCGCTACTACGAGGCCGTTGGCCAGCCTCTGGGCCATCACCTTGACTGGCTCAGGCAGCACGGCTACACGCCCGCCAGAGCGCAATTCTGGCTGCCACACGACGGTGACACGAACGATTCGGTCTATGACGTCTCGTACAAGTCGGCTCTGGAGAAGGCCGGCTACGAGGTGACGATCATCCCGAACCAAGGCAGGGGGGCGGCGAACGCCCGCATCCAGTGCGCCCGGCGCATGTTCCCGCAGGTCTCGTTCGATGAAGAGCACACGAAGGCCGGCCGCGAGGCGCTTGGCTGGTACCACGAGAAGAAAGACGAGATCAGGAACATCGGGCTTGGACCTGAGCACGACTGGGCCAGCCACGGATCCGACTCGTTCGGCCTGATGTGCGTTGTCGCCGAGAACCATTCCGGCCACGGCTCTGAGTGGTACCATGATTGGAAGGCGCCGATCAACGGCCGCACGCATTCAAGGGAAGACACCTATGGACATGGATACAGACGCCACGCTTGACTACGAAGAGTCCGAAGACGACGAGGGCGAGGAGAGGCAGCCCGACGAGCGACTGACCGACGACGACATTCTCAAGCTGATAGCGGCCGAGGTCGACCAAGCAGGCGAGGACCAGAGCGAGCGGCTGGAGAACCAAGCGGACGCTGTCGATTACTTCTACGGCCGTTCGCCCGGGCTGACCCAGCAGGACGTCGAAGCCGAGATGAATGGCATCGTCTCGACCGACGTTGCCGACGCCGTCGAGTCTGTGCTGGCCGAGATCATCCCGGCCTTCACTGGTACCGCCCCGGTCGAGTTCGTTCCCTCCAACGAGCAGGACGAGGAGCAGGCCGACATCGAGACCCGGGCCGTCAACCACGTCGTCAATTCGGCTGGTGCGTTCATGGCCATCAACATGGCCGCGAAGGATGCGCTGCTGCGCCGCGCAGGGGTCATCAAGGTGTGGTGGGAGGAGGTCATCACGGTAGCCTACAACCCGATCCTTGACGTCCCGATTGACTCCATGCCGCAGATCATGGAGGAGGGCGAGAACGAGGCGAAGGAACTGGCCGAGGCCAACATGGACGAGCAGACCGGGATGGTGACCGGCTCCATGCGGACCTACACGAAGAAGGGCAAGCCCAGAATCTCCGCGGTTCCGCGTGACGAGTTCCTGATTTCCTCTGATGCCTTCACCCCTGATGCGGACGCCGCCCGGTTCGTCGCTCATCAGCGTGCTGTGTCCCGCTCCTACCTGATCCAGTTGGGGTTCGACCCGCACGAGGTCAATGAACTGAAGGCCGAGGAGATCACGACCAATCAGGCGACCAGCGCCCGCTTCCGCACCTCTGAAGACATCTCGCGCCAGTCGCCGGACAAGAGCACCGACCTGATCATGGCGGTCGAAGCCTACTACCGCGTCGACATGGACGGTGATGGCATTGCCGAACTGCGCCGCATCATCACCGCGGGAGGGTCAGCCGGTACTGATGAACTGCTCCTGAACGAACCGTGGGACCAGCAGCCATTCTGCATCGGGGTTCCCTACATCGGGATTTACTCGTGGGATGGGGTGAGCCTCTTCGACAAGCTGAAGTCGGTGCAGGACACGAAGACCGAACTTCTCCGGGACCTGCTCAACGCATCGAGGCGCAACGTCCGCCAGCGGACCGGGGTCATCGAGCGCAACGTCAACATGGACGACATGCTGACCTCGGTCATGGGTGGCGTGGTCCGCATGAAGGACGGCAATTCCGTCTTCCCGATGCCGAACATCGAAGTCCCTCCCCAGCTTTTCAACGTCCTCGGCTACATGGACGAGGTGCGGAAGGACAAGGGGGGCGGGGCAATCGACTCTGCGGCGCAGGTCAATGCACTTGCTGGTGATACAGCCCACGGGCTTGAGCGCATGATGTCCGCGGCCGAGCAGGTCAATGCGATGGTGGCGAAGAATCTGGCCGAGACGCTGGTGAAGCCGCTGTTCCTGAAGATGCACAACCTGCTCCGGCAGTACCAGAAGAATCCTCTGGTGGTCCCGGGATCGACCGGCTGGCAGACTGCCAACCCGATGCAGTGGTCGCCGCGGGACTCGATGGTCGTCTCTCTGGGCATGTCGGTAGGCGAGCGGACGAGGCGCACCGCGACCTTGCAGATGATCCTACAGACCCAAATGACCGCGGTCCAAGCCGGCAAGGACGGGACGCTGGTCACCGACGACAACATTTATCAGACCGTGATGGACCTCGTCCGCATGTCCGGGCTGCCGTCGCCCGAGCAGTATTTCCAGAACCCCCAGTCGCCCCAATCCCAACAAGCCGCCCAGCAGAAGCAGCAGGCCGCCCAGCAGCAGGCCCAGATCGCGCAGCAGGTCGGCGAGAAGCAGATGAACATCCCGATTGAGATGGAGAAGATCAAGGGCATGGCGACGGTCGAGTCGGCCCGCATCCGTTCCGAGTCTGCCGCCCAGATCGAGTCGATGAAATCCCAGCTTGACCAAATGAAGATGATGGTGGATCACATCACCGCCACCTTCGACCAGAGACTGAAGCTGATCGACATGAATGCGAAGTACGACGGCGAGCCTGTACCGGACACTGTTGGAGAAGCCGGCAAGGAAGCGATGCAGGCGGCCATGCAATGACCAAGGCCAAGCCGAAGACCCCCGTGGTCAATTGCCGCAACAGGACCGAAGAGCAGTGCCGGCAGATCAGTGAGACGCTGAAGGAGTCATACGCGAAGGGCAAGAGGTTCCGCCGCGCCGGGTTCCCGAAGCCTTCGGAGCAAAAGAAGTGAGCATCTACGAAGAGATCGCCGCGCTGCGCCGGGCCAACGCCGAGAAGTCCAGACGCGCCAAGATGATGGCCGGGTCGGTCATGGGCCGTCCGTCGGAAGAGTGGCAGCCCGACTACCAGCGGAAGGGGGGCCATGCTCTTGAGGCGCCTATGGTCTCCCCTGATGATCTGATCGGATCTGGGATCGGCAAGCCTCTGGCCGCGCTGGCCAAGTTCGGGGCGGCGAAGGCTGCATCCATTCCCGCGATCGGGCTGGCCGGGACATTCATCGGCCGTGGGTCGCCGATGTTCAGGACCGAGGCCGCGGATGCCGCACAGGCCGCCTTCAGGGCCGGCGCCACGCCCAAGCAGGTATGGAAGACCTACCCGCACAACTGGGTGCTGCCTGATGGCACCATCGCGCAGGAGATTGACGACTCGACCGCGAAGATCGTGGCCCCGTGGCTGCCCGACATGGACAAGCTGAAGGCCGAGCGCGACCGGGCCACTCAGGCGTTCATTGAGGCGCAGACCAAGTACAAGGCCGGGGAGATCGACTACCCGACCTATGAACCGTTCGTCAGGGCAAGGCTGAAGGCCGAGAATGACGTCGTGACTCCGACCCGTACCGAAGTGGGCAACATGCCACTGAGCCAGTTCTACCAGCACCCGGAACTGTACAAGGCGGTTCCCGAACTGGCCAACATCGACCTGAAGGTCAACCCGCACACGAAGACCTCATATCACGACCCCGCGGCCGGCCTGATCGAGATCGGGACCAAGGGCGCAGAGAACCAGCAGTCTCTTCTGGGGGTTGTTGCCCACGAAGGCCAGCACCCGATTCAGGACATCCAAGGCTGGGCCACTGGCGGCTCTCCAGACCTCTTTGCAGGCCTTCAGGACTCCAAGCGCCGGCTTCAGAACTTCATGGCGACGACGAAAAGCCCGGAGGACATGGCGGTCGCAAGGGCTGAGATCGAGAAGCTGAAGCAATACCCCGGCTATCGCGCCAACAGCGAACTGGACGCCTACCGCAGGCTGTTCGGCGAGCAGATGGCCTACTCGACCCAGAGGCGTGCCAACATGAACATGGACGAGCGAGCCGCCAACTTCCCGGGAGACGCATTCGAGTTCCCGGTCGAGGAGACGATCTGGCGCCGTGGTGGGCAGATGTCCTATCCGCCGTTCGCGAACCAGAACGCCGGGGGCTACGGTGATTATGTCGAATACATGAAGAAGCCGGTCGGCGAGACGATCGTGCACACTGGCGTTCCGACTCCCGACACTCTCGCAGAACTTGAACGCCGCCGCAGGCTGGCGATGGAGATGCAAAATGGCAACTAGCATGCTCAACCTTCGCGACATTGACGAACTGAGGCGCCGCAGGTTCGCTGCCCAGCAAGAGGCTGCCGCAAAGATGCAGGCCCAGCCGAGCGAGGTCGATTTCATGGGTACGTTTGCCCCGACGACGCGCACGTGGGGCGAGGCCGGTTCGCGCCTGCTTCCCCTTGCCGGCGAGGCATGGACGATGGACGATGCCCGCCGCGAGTTCGAGAAGGGCAACTACGGGTCGGCCGCGTTCAACGCCGCGCTTGGGGTTCTCCCTGCCGGCGGGACGATCGCCGGGGCGATGGGCGCGATCAAGCGTTCAGGCAAGTCATCCCTTGCCGACGTCGTGAAGGGGTCCAAGGCCGCGGTTGAGCAGGAGCGGATCGGCGGATTCAAGCCACCGGGTCTTCCCGAGAGCATTGACCGCGCTGTCGCCCAGCCCGTGCAGGGCCGCGGGAACGCGCTGAAGCAGACGGAAGGCGGGCCGAAGGTCTATGCCTCGACCGATGCGATCGGCTCGATCACGCCCCAAAGGCTTGGGAAGATGCGGGCCGACTACTACAAGCACATGGAGACCGGCGCCCCGGGCAGGAACTGGTACGACGAGTCTTCTGCCGACATTTCCCGCTGGACCGGGGGAGACACCCAGAAGTCGGACGACATGGCGAACATGCTCGCCGTGACCTCTGCCAGAACCCCGGTCGGCCCGAACCTGATGTTCGCCAACAGGGGGTGGAATCAGCGTCTGGCCGGAGAGGAGATCAAAACGGGCGGTTTCCCCAACGCGATGGGCAAGGACATCACGGAAGCTCTGGCAAGTCCGGCCAACTCGGCCACTGGGCTGAAGCGTTCCCCATTCTCTGCCGGCCTGTCTGTCGATTGGAGAGGAGCGGACTTTGCCAACCGGGCGACCCACGACATCCACGACATGCGCGCATGGGGCATCACCGACCCGAAGACCGGCGAACTGTGGAACAAGGGAGTTCCGAACGCTGCCCACCGCTTCCTTGACGAGCAAGCCGAGTTCGTGACCAACAAGGCGAACCGCGAGAACCTTGCCGGCTTCTCCGACTGGAACCCGTACCGCTCTCAGGCGGCTGCGTGGATTTCCCAGAAGGCGGCGAAGGAGGGCAAGCCCATTGCCGAGACCCAAGCGCATTACGGCACCCTGTCGCCGGAGTACCAAGCCCAGATCAACCGCGAGTGGCTGCCCAGCGACCGCGCCCCGCACTTTCAGGAACTCTATGACCGCCCACCGGAGGTGCAGAAGGAGTTCTCTGACGCGATGGAGAGGGTCAACACCGGCCCGCAGGGGATCGACCGGCTCGCGTCCGAGATGGGCGCCCTGACCGACACGACAATGCCCAACCTCGGGGTGTTCGAGGGGTACAACTCGCCCGGCTTCTCGTCGCGTGTCAACGTCGGCAAGATGTCGAACCCGACAACCCCTTACGAGCAGATGGTCGACCCCGCCAGCGAGAAGGTGGTCGAAGCGATCACCGCAGCGCATGCGCTTCATGGCGTCCAGACCCAAGGCGGGTGGAACTACCTATCCTCTATGGCCCGTGGCGGCCAGCCGGCCAAGCACGCGAACTCCTTCCGCATCGACTACGGCGCCCCGTTGGAAGGCCAAGCGATGATTGACGAGGCGTCCGCGCTTGGGAAAACCGGCCTGTCAGACACTGGCGGGGTGATGGTCGATCCAATGGGCATCCGCGGCCAGACTTGGGGCGCTGGAGACCGGTTCGGCCCGACCCTCGACCCTTCTGTCGTCTCTGCTCTGAGGTCGCACGCCGCCGAAACTGGGGGAGACCTGCGGTTCATGCACAACTCCGGCCGCGCCATCCCAGAGGTGCCGACAGAATCGTGGTCGGCCAAGCCGTTTGTCGAGCGGATCGAGGCTGGTGGACCGATCATGGTCGAGAACTACAACAAGGCGATGATGGGCGGGTACGGGCAGGACATGCTCAGTACCGCCACCGCGCAGGCCCAGAAGCACGGCCTGACCGCAGCCCCGTTCTATGAGCCGATGATGAAAGCCCTGTCCTCTGGTGGCCTTCCGGCGTTGAAAGACCTGATCGCCAAGGGCATCGTTCCTGTCGCGGTCCTCGGGATGCTTGGTCTTTCCCAGTTCGAAGATCCGATGCGCGGGGCCGACTGATGATCACGGCACAGGACATCATCGAATCGAAGGTTTTCTGCGACGCATTCGATCAACTGAACAGCGAGCAGTATGCGAATTTCCGGGACTGCGATCCCGGCGACACCAAACAGCTTCAGGGATTGGCCCTGAAGTGCTGGGCCTTGAGCGAGGTGAGAGCCGAACTTGAGGCGGTCATGGCAAGAAGCGTGGAGACACGCATCAACAGAAAGGTGTAAGATGGACCAACCGAGAGGTGTTCAGGAGCAGGTTTCCGCAATTACGGGAATGCTCACAGGCGGCGACGACGAAATCAGAGATGAGGAAGTCGATGAGTCGCCGGCAGTTGAGCCGGATCAGGACGCGCAGGGCGAGAGCCTAGAAGAGGGTGCGGACGAGGCCGGAGAGGACGGCAGCCCAGAGGCAGAGGGCGAGACCACAGTCGGAGAGATCACGACTGTCGCGGAGTTCGCCAAGGCAGCAGGGTGGTCGCCGGAAGAGTTGTACGGGCTGAAGGTTCGTCTGGACACTGGGGAAGAGATTCCGCTGGGCCAGATGAAAGATGCCTTGCAACAGGCTTCCCGCGAGCGTGCCGAAATCGCCGCATCAAAGGAGCAGATTGCCCAGTACCAGCAGCACCTGCGTCAGCAGGAAATGCAGATGGTGCAGGGCCGTCAGCAACTGTCGAAAGAGGTCGAGGAAGCGCAGGGAAGGGTCGCAGAGGCCCAAGCGCGTTACAACTCGGTCGAGTGGGAGCAGTTGGCGCAGTCCGATCCCGGGCGTGCCGCGCTGTTACAGCAGCAGATCGCAGCAGACTACGCTGGCGCCAAGCGTGACTTGGAACAGGCCTTCGGGAAGCAGCAGGCGATCCAGCAGCAGGTGATTGCGAGGACCGTTCATGAGAACAACGAGAAGTTTCTGGCAGCGGTGCCGGAGTGGCGCGACCCAGCGGTCGCCCAACGCGAAAGCGCCGCACTGGATGGCTTCCTTGTTGAGAAACTAGGCTTCGCACCTGAAGAACTCTCGACCATCTATGACGCCCGTTCCCGCGTTGTCGCCTTGATGGCTCTGAGGTGGTATCAGCACGCAACATCCGTCGCCAAAGTGGCCGGAGACGTGCGGAAGGCACCCAAGCCTGTCATGGCGCCCGGCGGAGTACGCCCGGCCCCGACCAAGGTTCGCCAGTTGAATTCTTTGATGCAGAAAGCCAAAACCACGCAGAAGCGGGGTGACCAAGTCGCCGCCGTCAATGCACTCTTAGGCAACATCTGAAAAGGAAACCATCATGGCAACTACCAACCTCGACGCAGCAGACCTGAAAGGCGTTGCGTACCGCGGCTTGATCAATGAAGACGTCATGCAGAAGATCTGGGACATCTCCAAGATTCCGCTGCCCTTCCAAGACCGTATCGGCACCGATACCGTCAAGAACCCGTACAAGGAATGGACGACCGACGAACTGGCCGCGCCGGACATCACGAACGCGGTTGTGGACGGTTCGGACCAGACTGGCAACGACACCAAGACCGGCGCCCGTGTGGGTAACCACTGCCAAATCTCGGTCAAGGTCGTTCAGGTCTCGACCCGCGCCCAGAACACCGACAACATCGGCCGTTCGGACGAACTGTCCTACCAAGTGATGCGCCGCCAGCAAGAACTGCGCCGTGACGTCGAGGCAACCGCCCTGACCCACCAAGCCAGTATCGCCGACGACGGCAACACGACCGCCGGCAAGTCCGCCGGACTGGGCGCGTGGCTGACCACCTCGACCAGCCGCGGCACGACCGGTGCCAACGGCGGATTCTCGTCCGGCATCGTCTCTGCTCCTGCTGTTGGTGCCAAGCGTGCGCTGTCCGAGAAGGTCGTGCGCGACATGGTCCAGTCGGTCTATCAGCAAGGTGGTGACCCCACCGTGATGATGTCCGTCCCGTCGGTCATCCGCGCCTTCTCCGAGTACCTGTTCACCTCGTCCGCCCGCGTTGCGACGCTGACGTCCGATCAGGGCAAGTCGAGCGAGAAGGCTACCGCTCTGGGCGCTGTCAACGTCTTCGTCTCCGACTTCGGGACGCTGGAACTGGTGGACAACCGCCTTCAGCAGACCTACGCCGCCGACGACGGCACCGCCGCGAACGTGTACATCATCACCCCGGCGATGCTGTCCATCGGCTATCTGCACGGCTACCGTACCGAGCCTCTGGCGAAGACGGGCCTTGCCGACAAGCGCCAGATGGCGGTTGACTGGACCCTGATCGTGAATACCGAGAAGGCCCACGCAGTCATTGCCGACATCGACGTCGCCGCTGCTGCGGTAGCCTGACCGGCACCAAGTAGAACCCCGGGGGCTTCGGCCCTCGGGTTTTATCAGGAGAAACCATGCCAAGAACTCTCAGGCAGCAGGCGCGAGACGCCTTACAGACACCCAAGTCCGAACCAGCCCCCGAAGCGGCGCCACAAGCCCCGCAGACGGTCGCTGTGACGGCCCACAAGCCATTCTTTTGGGGAAACCAACTCCAACCCAAGGGAACCGTGCTGAACGTCCCTCTGAGCGTTGCTGACGTCCTCAAACTGAAGGGGCTGATCTGATGGCCGACTTCCACGACGGACTGTTCCGCACCCGCACGGTTTTTCAGCCCCACGAAGGCAAGTTGTACGCTGCGAAGACCCAGATCAACGAGGATCAAATCCTTGCTGACAACGCCGAAAAGCGGAAGATGGAGCAGCGGAAAATGGACTGGGGCCGGCAGGTCGCTTCGATCCCCCAGATCGTCTATGCCAACTGGCTGAAAGCCAATCCCGAACTCCGCTCGCCCGACAAATCCGAGAGGGACAGAACCCTGCTCAGATTGATCCGCGAGAACCCGCAGTACATGGTTGTCGACGCCTCGAAGGTGTAACATGGCCTGCAAGAAACGCACACCGAAACCCCGCCCGAAAGGAACCTGACATGCCCGGCAAACTGAAAGTCACAGGAAGCATCCGCACCCCACGCGACCCGATCGAAGTGAAGGCCTACTGTGAAGGCCGGGCCTATGCGAAGGGTGGTGGCTCGATCGTCTACGCGACCGGGGTTACGGGCGTCATCGCGAACAACAACGCGATCAAGTGGACCTCGAAAATCCCCGGCAACGGGTTCGAGGTCAATCTGGTCAATGCCGGCGCCAGCCAGACCCTGTCGATCTCGGTCAACGGCCCGAAAGTGTTCGTCAATTTGGCCACCAACAGTTCAGGCGTCATCACCAGCACGGCAGCCGAAGTCATCACCGCGATCGGCGCAACCACGGCATCCAGCGCAGTCGTCAGCGCAGCCAACGAAGGCGCCTCGACCGGTGCCGCGGCTCCTGTCGTGCAAGGGGTCACCCTGACTGGGTCGAACTTCAACCAGATCGTCTCTGAGGTGGGTGTCGTCTTCGCCGCGGGGGTGGCTTCATGGACGGCCGACCCGACCGGGGTTGGTCAAGACGCCTGCGCGCTTCCGTATGGCGGCGGACACGTCTGATGCTGCACCGCATCAAAAACCTGATCCTGCACAAGCAGCCGGTCCTGAACAACCTGACCGCGGGGCCGTGGCTGAAAGGCAATCAGCGGAAGATTGCACCGGGCAACGCCCCGGTCAATACGGTCGCGCCAGCAATCACCGGAACCCCGTCGAGTAGCAACACGCTGACCTGCTCAACCGGGACATGGACCGACGCGCAGAGCATTTCATTCCAGTGGTTCAATGACGGCGCCGTGCTTATCGGGAAGTCCCAAAGCACCCTGCTGATTACCTCCGCCATTGCCGTTGGCAGCAAATTGCGCTGCGACGTCTACGGCGCGAACCCGCACGGGGTGACAACCGCCCACTCCAATGAAGTGACTGTCACATGAGCCGCCAACTCACCGACCAGCTAATCGCCGACCTGAACAGCCGGCTGCCGGACAACACGACCGGGACCATCACCCCGGCCGTACTTCGTTCGGTCATCACCGACGCGATCCAGTCTCTCCGCCCTGCCTTCGCGACGATGTGGGGCAACCACAGCGCCGCCCCGAAGTCGGTCACCCTGAACTCCTCGACTTGGACGATCATCAACGCCTCGGGAATGTGGCCGAACGTCGGAAGGTCAGATCCGACCGAACTCGACTACGACACCGCCTCTGGTTCGTTCCTCGTCAAGTTCGGAGGGCATGTCCACGGCCAGCAGGGGAAGATGTCGTTCATCGGCCCGAACGCCCGGACGCTTCAGGTCTCGATCGGATACAACGGGATTGCCGTAGGCCCGACCCAGACGATCAACTGCGACGGCAAGGCCATGAGCATCGCCGACGACCTGATCTGGCTCCCTCCGGCAAATGCTCAACTCCAGTTCCTTGCCAAGTGGGATACCGGAGCGAATGCGGCCATCAGCATCACACATATCGAAGTCGGCGCCGAACTGTTCACGACGCGCAACCTGTGAGGTATAGAAATGCCCCTTGAGAATCTGGTCGGCAACAAATTCATCTCCGACCTCAACGCGAACTGGCCGGCTGGTACTGACCTGCCGGACGCCGGAGACGACCATATCCGGGGGATCAAGAACGTCCTCCAGAAGACCTTCCCGAACGTCAATGGCCCGGTCACCCTCACTGAGGAAGACCTGAACCGCGGGTCGGTCCCTGCTGGTTCGGTATTGCCGTTCTACATGGCCGCTGCCCCTGTTGGGTGGTCGCGGACCCCGGGCTTCACCCAGACGTTCGGGATGCGTATCGTCGCCTCGAACGTGGCCGGAGCAACCTTTGGAGGAACGGACGACCCGGTCCTGATGGACAAGGTTCCGAGCCACACACACACCTTCTCGGCGGCCACTGGCGGGAACTCGGTCGACCACTCGCACGCATTTTCCGGGACGTCTGGTTACATGAACCAGAACAACGTCCACAACCACAGCGTTAACGACCCGGGCCATGCTCACGGTTATTCAGGGGTTGTATACACCCCGGGGTCTGGACCGTTCGGTTCATCCAATCCGATCTTTACGCAGACCGGCGTAAACACAGCGGCGGCAGCTACCGGAATTTCCATCAACGGCATAGACATCAACCACACCCATAGCCTGTCAGGAAACACTGGAGGAGCAAGCCAGTTGCACACCCACTCGGTCAGCGGCTCTGTTGTTGCGAACGCCTCTGCGGCGAACTGGGTTCCGCGCTACGTCGACGTCATCATGTGCACGAAGGACTGACATGGCCGAGAAGACCTGCCCGCTTGGACATTCCTGTGACCGCTGCCTTTGGCACACCAAGTTGAGAGGCATCAACCCGCAGACCGGAAACGAGATCGACAACGAAGGCTGCGCGATCGCCTTCCTTCCGATCCTTCTGATTGAGAATTCGCAACAGCAGCGCCAGACCTCGGCTGCTGTTGAAAGCACCCGGAACGAAGTCCTGAAGACCATTTCCCGGGCCGCTGGTGCGATTTCAATGGCGGTCGAGGGTGTGGGTCCAACCCTGATCCAGAGAGCCAACAGCATCCCCGGAGAGGCCTTGCATGAACCGAACTGAACTTGTCGCCGCGGTCCGCTCCTACCTGAACCGCCCGAGCCTTCCGGCCGCCGACGTCACGATCATGATTCAGGCGGTCGAAGGTGAATTGAACCGGGAATTGCGGGAGCACCCGCGGAACATCCGGCGCACAACCTTTACCCTCGCGGCCAGCAACAACGGGCTGCTCTCGATGCCCTACGACTTGGCGCAGACGATCAACCTGCGAGACGACAACGGGAACCTGAGCCAGTACCCGGCAGACGACAGGCAGGGCGCGGAGAACAATGGACACGCCTACATCATGCGCGGCATGGTGGCGGAACTCTTCCCAGCCCCGACGGTGGACACCGTCTACACCTTGGACTACGTTGCTTTCCTGCGTGGTCTTGAGGGAGATTTTGACTCGAACTGGGTGTCGACCTACTTCTCCGACCTTTACCTGTATGGCACCCTGAAAGAGGCGGCCGTGTATCTGAAGGACGACCAGCGTCTCGCGCTCTGGCAGCAGGAGTTCCTTCGCCGTCTCAATGGTGTGGTGGGTCAGGGGTGGAACCAGAACATCTCAACAGCGCCGCGGGTGAGACTTGGCTAGTACGTGCTGGAGTCCATCCGACGTACCTTCGCAGGAGTGGGGAGACATCCCACCCACCCCTCCGACTCAGGTTGTCGATGAATCCTCCATCGCCTGCATTGCGGTTGCGTGTTTCGCCATTGCCTGCTGGCCTGCGCCTGAACTGCCGTGGGTAGATGATGGCATGACGCCGATCTACGTCTGCGGAGAGTGGCCGCCAAACACCCCGCCATCTGGCGGTGGCGGCGGCGAGGTAATTCCGGTTTTGCGGGGATTCAGCAACGGGTTTTCAGTGGGGTTCAACTGATGGACAAAATCACTTTCGTAGACTTCCAGACTCGCATCTGCTCGCCGTTCCTCAACACCGTATCTGACACCGTCTGGGACGCGCTAGGACAGGCAAAGACCCCTTCAGAGGCCCGGCAGTTCATCGGGGCGGTCGAAGAGGCGCCACTGACCGGTGAGGCCTATCTGAGGCAGTCTGGTGCTTGGTTGGTTGCATCAACCTCACTCCAGCACAACGACCTCGGCGGCCGTTCAGTTGCTGACGCTCACCCGACCTCGGCGATCACGGGACTGGACAACGCGCTTGCCGGAAAGGCTCCTATTGTCCACACCCACACCGGAGACCAGATCACCGGGATCACTGCGACCCAAGTCTCGTTCGCCCCGGGCGGGAACATCGTCTCGACCACGGTCCAATCTGCGATCCTCGAACTGGAAAGCGACACCGCGACACTTCTGGCCGGCAAGCAGCCGAACCTTCCCAGCCAGTCAGGTCAAGCTGGCCAGTTCCTGACAACCAACGGCTCTGTGCTCGACTGGGCCGACGTTCTTCCGCCTCAGTCAGGGCAGGCCGGCCAGTTCCTCACGACCAATGGCACCGTTCCAGACTGGGCAGAGGTGGATGCCCTCCCGGACCAGACGGGCCACGCAGGCGAGTTCCTGACTACAGACGGGACAGATGCTTCGTGGATTCCAGTTCAGGCTAACAGCACCTCGTTCGGGCTGTTCGAGCACGCACACACCATCACCGCAAACTACGACATTGCATCCGGCAATAATGCCATCTCTGGCGGTCCGATCGTGGTTGCGAACGGCGCCACGGTTACCGTTCCATCAGGGTCCGTCTGGACCATCGCTTAAGGGCAGACATGAGCACGAAAATCTCAGGTGACACCGGCATTGACGTTGCCCAACTGCGCCCCGCCGATGGCGACCCTGTGGCGATCACGATTGCCGCTGATGGCAAGGTGGCGTTTCCGCAGAACGCTCAGACTTGGCAGAACGTGAGCGGAAGTCGGACTCCGGGTGTAACCTATACCAACAATACTAGCCTGCCAATTACGGTACATTTCATCGCAAGCGATACGGCTGCTCTCTCTGGGG